AAAGATTATTATGATAGATTTACAGTTACTAATCCTAATCTTGAAGAAGCATCAGATACTGATGTAGGTGGAAGTGCTAAACCACCAATTGGACTTGATATTGATGATGCGCATTCTGGAGATGCTGCACTTGATGATGAAGTAAACAAAATGGGATATAACGAATCCAAAGGTTTTGATTTTAAAAAAATGGTTAAGGAAGCCTTAACCCCTAAAAACCTAAGATAATGAAACCTTGTACATGCCCAAAATGCCCATGTGGTACATCTTGCGACTGTGATTGTTGCGGATGTTAATTTTCTAGATTTTTCCAATATTTATAATAAACAAATCAATATGAAATTGATTAAGTCAATATACAACCGTTTTCTTAAATTGTTCATGGGTGAATCTAAAACTGAGGACAAAACTAAGAAAACAATTACTCCTCAAGAGATCACTCCTGAAGTTGCACCTGCAAAAAAGCGCAGGGGCAGGCCCAAAAAGACAACCTAAAAACCCATTTTATCTATTAAAGATAGGGGTTGCTATGGAATAAATACCATTATAGGAACTTTGGAAAGCCTTAGGAGATTAAAGCTCTCAACTAATACCCCTGTTTTTAATAGAATAACAAATGGAACTGTTAAAATTAACATGGTGGATGGAGGATCCAATTGACTTTGAGTATAAGCAATATATTCTTTTAGATTACCTACAAAAAATAGAGAGACATTTTTATAATAAGGATTTTTCTCCATATTTACTTCATACTGAAAAACTGTATGAGGAAATGGCTATAAGCTTAGAATATATAGAGGCTTTTGAAAAATCTATTACAAAATCTGAATTAGCTTTTACAAAACATGGGTTAGGATGGGTAGAAGAAAAACCCCCAAGTATAAACGAAGTAGAAGAAATGAAATTGGTACTAAGATTCTCAGTCCCCAAAATCAAAGAAAAAGTTAAATTGGGAAAAGAACTTTGGAAAAACAGCCCTACAATTTTATGGTAAAAATTTGTATTCCTAATATTCCTTTCGTATATTTACACCAAAATTAAGGTAGTTATGGACAATTGGAATGAAAATTTATCATTAGAAACAGAAAAATATCTATGTAAATTACATAGATTAAATGCTTATGATTTGCTTAAATTAGAAAAGCAAAAAGAAGTAGAGTTAGGTTTAGCTGATGCTAATGAAAATTATGATTTATCATTTGACATTGAAAGTGATTTAAGTTGGATTCGTATTGTTTTATTTACAAGAGGGAAGTTGAATTAATGGAAGAAAAACTAAAAAAAGATTACTTGGATAATTTTATAAAAGAAGATTTTGATTTTGATATGAATACCCCTGAGGGAAATGATAAAGTAAAAGAAATAATTCTAGAAGCTTTAGATAAAATGTTTTATGATAAAGACATAACAAGAAAAAAATTAGTAAACTTAATTCAACATAGATTAGATACAGCTTATAGTGATAAAAGTAAAACATACAAGGATATAAAAGATACTGAACCAAAAACCCACATAGTAAACCAAATAAATAAAGCCTCAGACCAATTAAAAGTAGGGGGGAAAATAAGTAGATTTGATTTAAAATAAAAGTTATGAAAAAATATAAATTAGAATTAGTTAATTACGATTTAAATGATAGACCTGTAAGTGGGGTTTCTAGAATAGTAGAAAAAATGTCATTTAAAAAACTTAGAAAATTTCAAAATGACTACCCAGGTAGGGTAGATTTAATTAGAAAGTTAAACATCAAAGAAATATAGTTATGGCAAATAATTTAAAAAGTTGGATCAAAGTTAAAGCTAATGAGGATACTTTAAAATATGTTGATTCTTTAGTTACTAAAGCTGAGGAAAGAAATGAAAACGATCCTTATGGTATAACAGCATTTGCAAAAACATTTTATAAAGATGTTGATTGTGGAGATGGTGGGGGTGTAATGTATGATTGGGCACTTGATAGTATAGGTGCTAAATGGACTTATTTAGAAGAAGTTGAAGATGAAGGAGAATTTTCCACTACATCAGCTTGGTATCCTCCAAAACAATTTTTTATTCATTTATATAAGCTATGTGCTGAATTAGATGAAAATGTAGAAATTGAAGTAAAATATGAAGATGAATCATATGATCCAATAGGTGCTATGGTTGTGAAAAAAGATAAAGATGGTATTCCTTGTATATGGGAAGAAGAGGATGATGTAGAAAATCCAACTGATGATATGGATTGGGATGATGAAGGTTATGATGAAGCACAACAAGAGTTTTATGATGAAGTTTATGAAACTAAACAAGAACTTTTAAAAGAATGTCACTCATTAGTACTTACTGATGGTGAACCAATTTAATAATAAATAAAGCTATGGCAAAATTAAGAAAAATGGTTACTTACACTGATTACAGATGGGAGATAACCGAGGATTTAACCCCAGAACAAATTAAAAAATGGAAATCTGAAGATGAAGATCTTCAAGAAGAGGTATTAGATGAAGTTGAATTTGAATTATCACATGACAAAGTTTTAGAAGATCATGATTGGCCTGAGTTAATAGAAGATGAATAATCTAATATTTATTCTAGTATTAAACTATAACCAAAATGTTAAGAAAAAAATATAAAAAATGTGGAGATGAAGTAGCAAAATCAGTACTAAATGCTGGTGCTAAAACTTGTTGTTTAAAGATAGAATTAAAAGCTACTTCTAAAATTGAAGGGTATTTCATTTATGAAGTATGTTACTTAGATGAAGGAGACTTAAAACAAGTTACTATAATAGCTCGAAATATCATGGATATAGTAGACAAAATAGAACCTTATATCAACAAAGGAATCCCAGAACAAACAGTTGGTTTTGATCTAGGTTTGAATGAAGATGTAGTACTTTCAAGAATGCAATCAAAAACATATAAACCCTCCCAAAATTAAAAATATTTATAATAAATAATTAATTATGACACCTGAAGTAGAAGAAAGACTATTAAAAGTTTACCCCCCTAGGGCTAAAAAAATTAGAAGAAAATTAGTTAATTTATATAGACCCATTTTACATGATAAATCCACATCAATATTTAATCAAGATTTAATGGCATATATCATGTTTAGTTTATTTTTTATAAGCTTAATTTTAGAATTAAAAGATGTAAACCATTCTTTTTTTCCTTTTATAGGAGGGTGGATCGTCATCCCATTAACTTGGATTTATTTTAAATTCAACCCCCAAACCTGGGATGAAATGTATGAATATGAAAAAATAGCATTTAGAAAAATTTGGAGACTTCCCACAAAGTGGAACCCAAAGAAAACTAAATGAGAAATTTATTAATATTAATACTTTTTATATCTAATTTCCTCTTAGGTCAAAACCCTTGTGGAACTGATGGGTATAACAAATTTTATATTGATTCCAACCCTAAATCTTATAAGAATATAGAGAATCAACTCCAAGATTATTTAAAAATCACCCCAAAATCCACTACCAACATTACTATCCCAGTGGTATTCCATGTGGTTTGGATAAATAACATCCAAAACCTTCATGATAGTGTAATCTACCATCAATTGGAAGTATTAAATTCTATTTTTAATTCTCAAAACCCTGATACAGTTAATTTAACGGATACATTAAAAAGGTGGGTAGGGGATTTTAATATTAACTTTGAAATAGCACATAGGGACCCAAATGGTTTCCCTACTAGGGGCATAACTAGAAAAAAAACTTTCCACCCCCATTTTTCTTACTGGAATAACCCCGTTAAAAAACTTCCCTATGGGGTTTTACCTTGGCCTACGGATAGGTATTTGAACATTTGGATTTGTGATTTAAATGATGGACTTAATGGGTATGCCCAATTTCCAGGTGGACCTGAAGAAACTGATGGGATTGTTGTGGATTGGCAAACTGTTGGGAATCAAATTTATCCTTGGGTATCGTTTGAAAATTATGAATGGGCAAAAGGTAAAGTATTGGTACATGAAATAGGCCATTGGTTAAACCTTTATCATCCTTGGGGAAATGATGGTTCATGTACTGAAGATTATATTCCAGAAACATCATTTCAAAATAGTCCAATTTTTCCCCATAATAACTGTCCTGATACTATGTTTAGTTCTTGTTCTGATAGTGGTAGAATTTTTATTAAACATTATATGGATTATTCAGGGAGTTCTTGTATGTGTACCTTTACTAAAAACCAAGTATTGAGGGGATTAGCATCATTAAATACCTATAGAATTAAGATGGTGGAAAACTATTTACCAAAACCTATCATTAATGGGTTTGAAAATACTAAAATTTACCCCACATATGTTCAAGATATAATATATATTGAATTTCCCATCTATGAGGGGATTATAGAAATTTTAATATATAACCTCCAAGGGAGATTGATGAAGCAATTAATTACCCAAAATAACCATTTTGAAACCCTCAACCTTTCAGATTTAGTTAATGGTATTTATGTTGTGAATTTACTCCATAATGGAAAATCTGTGGTAAACAAAAAAATCATAATCAATAATTAATCTAACAAACCCATTAAAAATTAATTTGACTCCCTCATTTTTTTATCGTATATTACCAACAAAAACATATGTCAAAAAGAAAAGGAAGACCAAGTGGGAGTACAAGCAGATACTGCTTAATAAAGGATGAATTAATATTACCTTATGAGATTCATGTAGATGAATCAACCCACACTTATTTAAAAGTAGTAGCAGAAACACAAAAAACCGTTGGATATTTTGCTTCAATGCCCCATTTATTAAGAAGTATACTTAGAGAAAAGCATGTACCACAGGGTAAAAATGGTGAAATATATAATTTAAAAGAATACGTTGAAGCCATGAATAAATTAACCAATGCAATGGCTAAAATTTTAGTCCCCCCACATCATAGAATTGAAGCAGTTAGGTAAATTTACATTAATCTGGATCTCTCAGAATTTAGCTATTCCTTTTTGGATGGTAGGCCATATTCATTTATCTACTAATGTTTATGAAGATATACATGAGATAATTGCTTCTGTAGGAATGAATCTGATTGTACTAATTGGATTCATTCTAGATTATAAAGAAAGTAAAAAGTAATTGTCTTTCCTGCGCAGGATATTTGGCTCCCCAGGAGAGGGTTCGTATATTTATGTCATAAATAAATAAGTTAAATTAATAAATAAAAGTTATGTTAGATTTCGAAAAAAGTGAATTTTTAAGTAAAAAAGAGTTAAAAGAGGTATGTCCTGTAATCTTTGCGGGTAAGGCTTCAGATGAAGTATCAAAACACTATACACATATTCCTACTAGTAAAGTTATAGATGATATGGAATTATTAGGTTGGAAAGTTGTTGATGCTAAAGCTGTTAAAGCTAGAAAAAAAACAACTCAAGGTTATCAAAAGCATTTAGTAGTATTTAGAAATCCTGATGTTGTTATTAATGGTAAAAATGATGATACAGTTTTTCCACAAGTATTACTTACAAATAGCCATGATGGTAAAAATGCATTTACATTTACTGCGGGATTATTTAGAATGATTTGTGAAAATGGATTAGTTGTTTCAACTTCAACATTTGAAGACGTTAAAATGAGACATATGGGTTATTCATTTGAGGAATTACAAGTTAAAATTAAAGATATGGTTGAAAAATTACCATTAACGGTTGAATCAATGAATAAAATGCAAGCAACTGAGCTTGGTCAAAAGCAAGCAGTTAATTTTGCTAAAAAAGCACTTACAACTCGATTCCCAGAGGATGAATTAAAAAGAATTAAAATTGATATTAAAGATATTTTAACTCCAGTTCGTAAAGAAGATGCGGGTAATGATCTTTGGAGTATATTTAATGTAGTTCAAGAAAAAATCATTGAAGGTGATTTTGAGTATATGGCTGGCGGTAAATTAAGAAAAGCTAGACAAATTAAAAACTTCAAACAAGATCAAAAGATTAATAAAGATTTATTTGATTTAGCTTTAGAGTTTGCAAATTAATAAAAAATTTAATTAACAATGCCCCCTTTTCTAGGGGGCTTTTTTATTATGACTAAAAAAGAAAAAAGACAGTTTTTATTAGAAAATAATTGGGGAGAACACTATCGTTATAATTGTTGGTTTGATCATTCAAAAGATAATCTACATGTTGATGAAAATAATCGAATTGCAGGATTCCAACCAGAGGAAGATGGGATTAAATTAGAACAAGCTTTTAAAATATGTATAATAAATTTATCTAAAGAAACAAAATTATGAATCAAGAAATGAATAATGAACCTGTAACATTAGACCCTACACATTTAGCAGCATTGTTAGATGTAGCTTATAAGGCTGGATTTAATGATGGAATTAAACAAATAGGAGAAACTTTATTAAAACTTGAACCCAAAGTTGAGGATTTCCAACAACAAATGGTGAACGCTGGTGAAACCTCAAATGATTAATCCATTTTTATGTCTTATAAGAAATGGATACATAAGTATCAATTCCTTAAAGAGGATTTATCTGATGTTGAAAAATCACTAGAAGAATATACTTTGAATTTTTCAGAGAGCTTTGTTTTTAATGATAAGGAAGAAAATAACCTACCCCTAGAAGTAGATCACCTTCCTGAGCGTGTACCTGATAATAAATGTAAACCCATCTTTAAAAGACTCTCAAAAACCCTACACCCTGATAAGGGAGGGAATGGGGAGGATTTCACCCAATTATCAGAAAACTATAGAAATCAAGATATTGTGGGTTTATACCTCATGGCGGAAAAATATAAAATTGATATAGAAGATTTAATAACTAAGGAAATCATTCCATTATTTGAATCTTCTTGTAAACAATTTGAAGATATAATTGAAAAGAAAAAAAGTACAGTAGCCTGGGGGTGGGGGAATATTTCTTCCCCAGAAGAAAGGGAAATGGCAATAAAGTATATCGAAAAAGAACATAATTTAGTTTATAAAAAAGATAAAAAGTAATTGGGCAAATGCTTGGATACCCGAGGAAGGGTTCGTATATTTACGGCGTAAATAAAAAATAATAAAGGTTATGAAAAGTAGAAATGAATTATTAGAACAAGTAGGTAGAGAAATTATTGAAGAAGGTATTAATCTTGAGCGTGAGTGGAATTTTGGTGATGTAAATGGTAAAAGATGTGTTATTGAAGAAAATTTTGCTAAAGCAAGATCAGGTAGATATGATGGTGTAGATGGATATTATTTCAGGAGAGCGGATAGCGATGAATTTGATGGTGATGAAATTCAAACTATTGTAGATATATTAAATGCACATGGTTTTGAGGTTATTCATTTTGAGCCATATGAAATAGAGTGGGATGGAGATAGAGCTTGGAGTGCAAGTGTTTCATTTGTTAAAAAATCTGAAGATTTAGCTGTTGGTAGTTTAAAAAGGCTAATAGGGTGGGATTAAAAAAATAAAGGTTATGAATTGGATACTAGAAAAATTAGAAAAAGATATCAACCAAAATGTTTATAATTTAAAAAAACAAGGTTTAGGTAAATTAGCTTTAATTAAAAAATTAAATGAAGTTAAAGAAGATGTTAAAGCATTACAAAGGTTAAAAAAATAAAAGTTATGTATAAAGTTAGATTAAGAAAACCATACGGAAAAATTTATAATGAAATAGCAACATTTGAACAAAAATGGTTTGCTGAAGAGTTTGTTGATGCAATTAAAAATAAATTGTATGATGTGGTTGAGATTCATAAGAATGAAAAAGTAATTTATAAATCAAAATAAAAATGGGTTATATAGTATTAAGTAAAAGACAAGTTGAAGGTAGTTTAAATATTAACCTATGTAAAGATAAAACAAGTGCTGATTCATGTAGGAAACAATTATTTAAACAAAATTATGATGTGGTTATCTTGGATGAAGATGATTATAATAAATTAGGAGAGAAAGTATTTAGACATAGGATTTCTAATATTAATAGAAACAATGGGGGAGATAATACAAATTCAGATAAACATAACGAGGAACATACGGGTGAAGATTTAGCACCTCAATGTTACCATGAAGATGAAGACGGTGATGAATATTATTTGAGTTCAAATGGTAATCGTTATTACTTGTTTAAAAAAATGGTTACACTTAAGGGTGATAGAGAGCAAACGATTTATACGTTTGGTAAAAAAGAATGGAGCAAAACAAATGATTTAACGTTATTAAGTTTTTTAGATATACCTTATGATAAGTGTGTTATTGAAAATAGTAGTGGTTATCCATTTTTAAAAACTGATGTTCATAATGACCATGATAAGCATTTAAGAGATAAAGACAAAAATGAAATAATATAAAAAATAAAGGTTATGAGTAAAGAAAACATTTATAGAGTATGGGAGGGTGATGATTATGGAAGACCAAATTATACGTTAGGTTACATAAAAGCAACTAGTACAGAAGAGGCTAGAGAGAAAATGTCAATGAAATTATATGGTACTAAAGATACCTCACTTGTAAATACAGGTTATTATGGTGCCTATCCAATACCAGTTGAGGAATATAAAGCTCTTTATGAAAAGGCTAAAAAAGAATTATTAAAATTTGGTCAAATAACATTATGAAAGATAAAATATTACACTTTGGAACATTTATAATGTGTGTTGTTTTAGGAGGGGCAATACTAGAAGTACAAAAAACATTTCTTCAAGAATTAATAGGCTATGCCTTATTTCTTTTTAGTGGAATACACTTTGGAGAATTTATTAAATTAATGACAAGAAGATGAGCGGGTTAAAAAATAAAAAAAGATACGCAGTAGTAATAGACACATATGTTTATGCTCATGGAGATGAAGAAGCTAGAAAAATAGCTCATGATATTAAAAGAAATATTACTGGTGGTGATCATGTTAGAATAGTTGAAATGGCTGAATGTCCATTTGCTAGCACTCAATGTAGAAATTTGGAAGATATAAGTGAACCTAACATAAACGGGGACACAGTTTGGACTGAAAAAGATGAATTACCTTTCTAATGATAGTAATGAAAACAACAATTGATTATCTACTATCTATTCAAGATATAGAATCAGTAGAAAGAATATTAGTTTCTCCCCAATTTTGGGAAATGAAATCAACAAAAGATAAAATTTTATATTATAAATTAAAAGATGAATAAAACATTATTAATATCAGGGTTTATATCCTTACTTGGGGTAAGTTATGTAACGGAAGAAAACAATGAATTATGCTTACCTGATGAAATTGAAGAAATTCAAGTAAAAACTATTGATAAAGAAATCCACTCAAATAGACTAATAGAGGCATTAATTCAAGTTGAAAGTAATGGTAAAGAAGATTGTATAGGTGATAAACATTTAATTATACCTTCAGTAGGGGTTTTACAAATTAGACCCATAATGGTTAGAGAAGTTAACCGTATATTAAAAAGATTAGGCGAAGATAAACGCTATAAAAATAAAGATAGATACAGCCGCATTAAATCAATTGAAATGTTTATTATATGGAGAGATTATCATCACAAAGATGATAGTGATGAAGTAATATCTAGATGTTGGAATGGGGGTCCTAAAGGGTGGAAACGAAAAGCAACGCTTCATTATTGGGAAAAAGTGCAAAAAGCATTAAAGAAAATTGCGTAAATATTTGGATACCTGGGGAAGGGTTCGTATATTTATGGCATAAATAAAAAATAATAAAGGTTATGAAAAAAGTTATAAAATATATCAATCAAAATATTATTGAGTTTAGATCAATTAGAGATGTTATAATACTTACAGCTGCGTTTTATGTAGCTTGGTTATGTGTTAAATTTGCTATTTTATATTTAGCTTAATATTTATTCACATGAATAAAGAAGAAATTTTAAATATAGCAAGTGAAGTCTACCCTAAGATAGCAAAACATTTTGGTGTAAAGAGAGGTTCAATTCCAAAAATAGAAGTATATAGAAATGTTTTTGTTGCTTTAACTGGGGATGAAGAGGCAGAAGGTGAAGATACACCAACTGGTAGGTATGATAGAGAAAATAATGAAATACAATTATACTCAGATTACATCCCTAATAAAGAGGAGGTAATTAGAAATATAATTCATGAATATACTCATTATTTACAACCAGATGGCTTAGATAAAAAGTATTATGATCAGGGTTACACTTATCAAAATAATCCTGCTGAATTAGAAGCACTAAGAGCGGAAGAAAAGTGGCATCTCTTTGCGTAAATATTTGGTTACCTGAAAAAAGGTTCGTATATTTAGGGAAATAAATAAATAATAAAGGTTATGAGATACACAGTTAGATATATTAATGCAGCAAATGAAGTAATAAATTACTTATACACAGATGATTTTTCAAAAGCAGTTTATACAGAATCTGAATTAAGAGATAAAGGTTATGATCATCAAAGTGTTTGGATTGCAGATGCAGTACAAGAAATGTTAGTAGGTTAAAAAATAATTGCCAAAATATTTGGCTCCCCCAGATATGGTTCGTATATTTACCATGTAGTTAAGTTAAAAAAATATAAATTAAAAAATAAAGGTTATGTTAAAAGTAGAAAAAAAAGTTAAAAGAGGTCGTCCAAGTAAGAAGCAAATTGTAGATGGTACTACAATTACTAAATGGAAGCCTGAGTTAGTAAAAATGGATAATTTATCATTCGATAAAGATTTATTCATTCCAATGCCAACTGGTAAAAAAGTAGATGCTTTGCTTTCAAGCGAAGGTGGATTAATGAAAGGTACAAATTTTGCCTTTGTTGGAGATCCAGGAGTTGGTAAATCAACAGTAATGTTAGATATTTTAGCTGATTTACAAGCTAAAGGTCAAAAATGTTTATTCATTTCAGGTGAAATGACAAGTATTGATATGTTTGGTTATGTTAAAAGATACCCAAAGTTTGGTCAATTAGATATTTTATTCATGGGTGATTATATTGAAAAAGATCCTATGATAGTATTAAAAAGCGTATTAGCTCAGGGTTTTGATGTTGTACTAATAGATAGTATGGCTGAGGTTTGCACTAATATTGTAGATTTTCATGGTGGTACTTTTAAAAATGCTGAGAGCCAAGTATTAAATTTACTTGAAAAGCATAATAAAGCTGAGAATATAGCTAAAAAGAATACAACGTTTTTAATAATACAACAAGTTACCAAAGGTGGTGAATTTGCTGGTTCAAATAGATTTAAGCATATGCTTACTGGAATGGGTCATTTAAAATTCACTGAAGGTAGTAGAGTATTATTCTTCAGTAAGAATAGAAGAGGTGGTAAAATGGATAAATTACATTTTAGCCTTGATCAAAGCAATCATGTTGGATGGTTATTTACAGAGCCAATGAATGCTGAATAAAAAGTTTAACTACACATAACCTCAGAGGAATTCCTAGCGCGCGAGCGCTTCCTCTGTCCTTCATCATGAAAACATGCACCCTTATCCATTATCCAAAAAAACTTTTTGAAATCCCCCCTTTAGTTGGTATATTTCCCCATATTTATTAGCACACGTTGTTCTTTATTTACCGTTATATTAAAATTAAATATTATGAAAATATACAAAATCTTATATGCATTTGTAACAATATTAGTTACTTTTCTATTTACTTCTACCCTTAACGCCCAATGTACTCATACTTTTACAGGATATGATTCATATGGAGATGGGTGGAATGGCGCATCTTGTACCATTACTGTTAATGGGAACCCTGTTGGGGTTGTAGATCTACTCTCAGGCTCTTCTCAATCCTTACAGTTTCAAGCTAGTAATGGGGATTTAATCAAATTAGATTGGATTTCTGGATCTTGGGATAGTGAAATTTCTTGGGATTGTACAGATGGGGGTGGTAATACTATTGCTATGGGAGTGTATGGAACAACCACGGTTGGTAATGGTGCATGCCCAGCACCAACTCCTTGTGCAAGTTTAAATTATAATCAAGATTTTGAAATGGGAACAACTCTATTAAGTGCTACAACTGGGGCTGGGTCAATTGTTGCTGTAGATGGCACATCTGCTAATTCTAGTACTTATGGATTACATCTACAAGGTAATACATCTTCAGGGTGGAGTTCAGCTTACTCAACAGGCCCAGATGCTTTTAATAATTCACCCTCTCATATTGCTTCTGTTAGTAGAGAAATATGTGCCCCTTCATTACCTACAGTTACTTTAACATTTAACAAAAAACAAACTTACACATATAATGTAAATTATTCATGGTTTAGGGTTACGGTTAATGGCACCCCTATTGCAGATATAAATGGAAATACTTATTTTAATGGTTCTAATAATGTTTGGGAACAGATGGAATATAATTTATCAGCATATACAGGAACAGCCTTTACTATCGCCTTTGAGACATGTAATAAGTATTATACTGGGTATACAACTACTGGTATGGGTGGTGATGCATCTTTTATAGATGATATTATTATAACCCAAACTGCAGGCTTATCCCCACCTACAACCCCAGGAGTTATTTCAGGAAATAGTTACCCAAATTCAGGTGAAACAGTTACATATACTATATCTTCAGTGGTGGGTGCAGATTCATATACTTGGTCAGCTCCTACTGGTTGGTTAATAGTTTCAGGTCAAGGAACAACTTCAGTAACAGTAATAGCAAATGATAATGCAGGTTCTATTTCAGTAACCGCAACTAATACTGCTGGTACTTCTGCTGCTCAAACTTTAACAGTTACATCAGCTGTTTTAGTAACATCGTACCCATATGAAACAGCATTTGAAAATGAATCACAACATTCAACTACTGCTTCTGCCTCAGGATTTTCATTTGCTGTAAATGGTTGGAGAAATGTAACAGGAGATGATGGAGATTGGAGATCAGATGCAGGTGGAACAGGTTCTACGGGAACAGGGCCAGGAACTTCATCTTCAGGACAATCAGATCATAATCCAGGAACTTCATCAGGAAAATATTTATACATAGAAGCTTCTACACCTAATTATCCTTCTAAAGTATTTTATTTATGGTCCCCACCTTATAATTTAACTTCTTTAAATTCTCCAACTTTAACGTTTTGGTTTAGTTTACAAAGTGCTTCTGGTGCTAGTTTAGCATTACAATCAAGTACTGATAATGGAACAACTTGGTCTAATAATATTCCATTTATGTGTACTTCAGTTTGTTCTAATTCTGCTATTAATTCAAATATGGGATCAGAATGGAGACAAGGATTTATTGACTTATCTTCTTATTCAAGTCAATCTAGTATAATGTTTAGATTTGTTGGTACTACTGGAACAAATTGGGATAGTGATGTTTGTTTAGATGACATCAAATTAGTAGATGCCCAAACAACATCTGTAGATGTAGGTGAAAATATTACATTAGGATCTAATGCATATGATAATGCTTACAGTTTAAATTTAAATGGAAGTGCAGCACAAACCATATCCCCTGCAGGTTATGATTTATCAAACATAATAATTAACAATGCTAATGGAGTTACTATTAGTGGTGGTGATTTAAAAATTGATGATAATTTAACTTTAACCAACGGTATATTAAACACAGGGGGAAATAAAGTAATTATATCTAATACTAATGCTAATAGTATATCAGGTGGTAGTACAACCTCATACATTAATGGTAATTTAAGAAGATATATTTCTACTAATACGGACACCTATGAATTTCCTATTGGTAATGGAACAGGTACAAGTAATTATCATAAAGTAGATTTGATTAATGGATCATTAGTAGGAGTTAGTTATATAGATGTTTCGGTAGGAGATATGCCTGTTGGTAGTTATGTTGATTTAAATGCTTATCAAATGACAAGTCCTTTAGTTGAAGTATTTGACAAACAATGGCAATTAACTCCCAATTCTCAACCCACTGGAGGAACATATGGGGTTAATTTATACTTAAATGGTGTTTCAGGTGGATTTATGCAAGATGATAATTTTACAATTATTAAAAGAGATGATAATTCTACAACTTGGGCTGATTGGGATACTCATGAATCTACAACTTCTATTCCTAACGCAGGGCAACCTGGAAGAACTTTGACTGATGGATATGGTCAAAAATCAGGATTTACTTCGTTTAGTTTATTTGGTTTTGGTGGAACTGGGGGAAGTGCATTACCAATAGACTTAGTATCATTTACAGGAGAGATGATTGGAAATACTGTTGAATTAGAATGGGTAGTTGCTTCACAAATTAATAATGAATATTTTAAAATTGAAAAAAGTTTAAATTGTGAGCAATGGGAAGAAGTAGCCAGAATACCAGGAGCAGGAAATAGTAATACACAAATGGATTATAAAATTTATGATGAAAAACCTTATGATGGAGTTTCATATTATAGATTATCACAAACAGATTATGATGGTAAAAGTGAAACATTCAACCCTATTAGTATAATTTATGATAAACCAATTATATTAAGTATCAATCCTAATCCCGTAAAAGAAGTACTACATTTATATTTAGATGAAAAATTAAGAGGTACTACCCATTTAACTATTTTTAATACAAAGGGACAAAGAGTATATAAAAAATCTTTCATAGGAGATTATGAAATAATTAATTTAAATGTTGAAGGATTTAAAAAGGGATATTACCTATTAGAAATAGATCATTACCAAAGAAAAGGTAATCTAAAATTTTTAAAGGAATAAATAGGAATTAAATTATTTCTTATTGAATTCTTTCATAAATTCAACAATTATTTTCAAATCTGATTTAATTTCGGCTAATGAAACTTTTACTTCTTCCATTTTCTTAGCATTTATTTCATGTCTTTTGGTAAATGTGTCTTTTACTTCTCTAACACTAAAGAAGAAAAATTTATAAAGAGCATATAAAGCTCCTATAGCTATTACTAAGGATAATCCAAATTCCTTTACAAGGTCGAATACTTCTGTCATTTGTTTTAATTTTTAAAGTGAAAAGGAAACTTATTGGGATAACTATTATTGGTTATAAATATTGAAAATTTCCATTAAAATATTTGGCTCCCCAAAATCCTTTTCGTATATTTATGACATAAATAAAAAAGGTTATGAAGAAATTAATGGTTATACAAGAACACGATGCAGTTAAAGCAGGTTTACATTGGGATTTAAGATTTGAAAAAACCCATACTGATAAAAATTCCCCACTATATGGAGAAAAAGTGTTGAAATCATTTGCAATTCCTAAACATAAATTACCCAAAGATAAAGAAAGAATATTAGCAATTCAAGTAGGTGATCATGCTTGGAGTTATAGAAATTTTGAAGGTAATTTAGGACCAGGATATGGAAGAGGGAGTGTTAAAATGGTTTTTAATGGTAAGGTAGAAGTAGAAAGATTTGATGAAGATAAAATCATATTTGAATATAAAAACAATAAATATCAATTATATAAAGCGCCTTGGTTAGAAAATGAAAAAGCGTTTTTTATAATTAAAAAATAAGGTTATGATAAGAAAAAAACAAAAAAATACAGGTCCTATAGTAATAGATTTAACAGGTCCAGATGGTAATGCTTATGCATTAATGGCTTATGCAAAACGATTTGCAACACAATTAGGTTGGAAAGATAAAGGTAAAGCTCTTATAAATGAAATGATGGAAGATGATTATGAGCATTTATTAGAAGTGTTTGATAATGCATTTGGTGAATTTGTAATATTAGAAAGATGAGAAAGTTTGATACTATAAAAGATTGTGATGGGAATACTATTCAAAGTGGAGATAAGATTTATTATAAGTGTAAGCATGATAATCTAATTAGAGAAGGTACTATTCATCACATGATAGGAGGTTCATTTGGGGTCGAAGGTCCTAGATATAGAATGATTTATTCATATAATGAAGTAAAACCCTATAGCATTAGAAAAATAAATCCAATAAAAACTTGAAGAATGTTAAAAAAATTCGTATATTATAAATAAAAATAAAGATTATGAGTAAAAATTCAATTAGACAAACTGTCGAAACCGTAAGTGCTTGGAGAGAAACCTTAAGCCATATAAAAGAAAAAAAAGCCAAAGCAGATGCTAGGCGAAGAAAAAATCAACAAAAAGTAAAAATTAAAAACACTTCTAATTATGCATGATCAATGGGACCCATATTTACAGAAATTAAGATACTATAAAGAATTATATTTAATAGATGAAGAATCCTATGGTGATTGGCCTCCTAAAAAAATGGAGGAAATGAGAGCTACATTAGATGATTTTGTTAAATATGTTGAATTGACTTCTAATGTAACTAAGCCAATTCAAAGTGAAGAAAATAAAGATATTAACCTTAAAAATTTTAAACGTTTTGGATTTGAATTATAGAAAAATAGTAGGTGAGTATTTAATGTGCAACATTAAAACCGATATAAATGATTTTGATACTTGTGAGATGCATTGCTATTCAGAGTCAACAGCTGATGGGTATGATGTTTGGGTTTTTAAGTATACTCAAGATGAGATTAGTATAACAGAAAATATTTATTATTATGAACATGACATTGCAGAACAAATTATGCATAGTATAGATGAGAATAAGATTGATTCAATTTATATTGATGAGGATTTGTATGGTGAACTTTATTTGGATGATACATTTGAAGAATACTTCCAAAATAATGTTGATGAGATCGTTAATGATAATCCAGAGTTATTTACTAAAAAAGAATTAAAGTATGTCAAGGAAGAATATGACGTTGAAGTTGAAGTGTGAGATGGAGGATTATTGGGATCGAATTAATTGGAGACTTTTAAGTAAAATAAAACGCTTGAAACAAAAACCCACAGTATGGGAGGAAAAATAAGAGACATATTATTAGCATTAGTAGGAATAGTTGTTGTGCCTATTGTTTTAATCATTGAGTTAATTAGGTGGTGGAGAACAAAAAAGTAGGCATACTTGAATGGATTAAAAACAAGCGTCACTCTAGGCGATATAGAAGGGCCTTAAAAAAATATTGGAAAAAAATTAAAAACGAAATAATAAAAAACCAAAAACATAAATGAGTAGAGTAGGAAGGTACTTACGAATGAAAAAACATAGGTCATATTTAGAAAAATCTGTCATTGAAATGAGAAGCAAAATATGTAGGCAAGCATGTTTAACAGGGAATGTTGATTTAATAGATAGACATTTATTTTTAAAATACAATAATAGGCTAAAAAAATTTGATAGGGGAGAATAACAATATAATCCAGCAAAAAAATCCGAAAGGTTTCTTTTACACACCCACCTCCTACCCTCCGTATATACAAAAACACATTAAATGATGAAGATAAAAGTAATAATGATATTAATAATAACAAACATAATATGTTGTGTTTGGCTATTAGGAGAAAACCGTACCACAAATAGAGAAAACAATGAATTGGTTAAAGAAATAAACCACTTAAAACATGAGAGAGATACTTTAGCGGATCAATATGTTGAGTTATTAGAGGATTATGGTAGGTGCTTTGATGAGGCACTTAGATTAGAGGAAGAAAATCAAATATTAGGTAGCTTAGTGGCTAGTGAGAATAATTTAACAATGCAATAAATGAAATATTTGATAGCCATATTGATAACATTGTTTATATTTAGATGGTTTTGTTTTGGGTTTTGGAGAGGATTTTGGGATGCTATTAATGGGAGACCTTATGATGACAGTTTATTTGATGATGATGATGATATAAGTGCTTAATATTTAAAAAAATGAAAATGGAAAAGGTACATGATTTATTATTTAGGTTTGATGAGATGACAGGTAAATGGCATTGTTTCTCTAGAGATGATTATAGGGATTATTGGAATAGACGTTCCTTAATTTATGTAGGGAGAGGAGATACACCTAAGCAAGCCCTTAAGGTGTATAGAAATATGAAAGCCAATGGAATTGAACCTTGGGTTCAAGGAACAGATCCAAATGAAAAACGATCGTACTAATGAGATGGTTACTGATAATATTACTTGGAGTGTGTTTGAGTGGGAAAGCTCAAAATAAACGTAATGGAGGAAATTCAGCTATAGATATTATGTCGACGAAGGGAGTTAGTATGACGGTGGGAGGACTTATATTTACTGGTTTTGTGGCGACGCCTGAGATTTATAGACATGGTAAGCTACTTGGAAATACACCTGGGATAATATCACCAACTGAAATGGGTTTGGCGTTTGGAATGGGTGTTACTGTAACTGGAATTTTTAATTTAATGGGGGAGGGATTTAAAGGAAAAAAACAAAAAAAACGATATGAGCATTGATGAAATAAGGTATAAGTGGTTTATGCGTTTAGTTAAAATAATAACTATACTTTGGGTGGCGTTATTGGTTCACTGGATTAGTAAATGTAGTGCTGATAATCAACTTGAAATAACTGATACAACGGTAAATGGGATGACTGATCACTATTTATGTATTAATTGTTTAGTGGATGAGGATTCAACTTGGGCCGAGACAATTCATTGGCATAATGATACTACTTGTTTGTATAGTTTAGGTATGTTTGTATCGAGTAAGGATACAATTAAGTGTGATACGGTTAGGGTAAAGAAATTAAGCAAAAAATTAAGCGAATTAAGCGATCGTATAGGGCCAACAGTGATAAGTGTGGTAAATAACGTGGGAATTAAGCGAGTATGTGAAAAAATTAAGCGGGTAATGTGAGCTAGGATTAAGCCACCATTAACCCTTATTCGCCGCCCCCCAACCCCTTCCAACCTACCTAACGAATATATACGAACACGTTATGAACCGCGCATTGTTCACACCTAAGTGCGAGATAATTTGGATACCGTAATAAGGGTTCGTATATTTATGGCATAAGAAATTAAAATAAAGGTTATGAATAAAGTAGAAATAAAAAAAGCAGTAGGGGTTATTCAAAATGAATTAACTAAGTATGGTTTAATGACACCAGGTAATGGTATTGATTTTAAAGTTTCCATTATGGTGGAGCAAATCGAGAACGATAGAGGTAGAATGGTTCCACATATGGTAGCTAAGTGGGATGAAACAACCTTAGATACATTCAGTCAAAATACAACCGGTGAGGTAAGTTACATGATTGAAGAACAAATTAAATGTGAAGAATTAAATAGATATTTCAACGCTGAATTATTCGTTAACGGTATTACCCAAAGAGCAAGGTGGATACAAGCAAAACATGAAGATTGTGTTGCATATTTAGAGGAAAATCCATTTGGACATCCAGCATTATATCCTGTGTGGGCGGAATCGCGCAATGTAGCATAACCCACCACATGATCACCACAGTGTGATAACAGCATTAGTACATTAGCAGTACTTACATTGTATTGCTTACGTACCTCATATATAGGTAGAATGGGGATCTACCGTACATCATAACCTATAATCCTATGCTGCATAAAGCGGTATGGGATATCCCCTACGTACCTTATAATATATAAGACATAATATGTTAAGTATGCTAGCATGCCTATGTTATACAACATTATATACTGCATAAGCGTGTTGTGCGGCGTACGTACGGCGTATGTATGCATAGTATACCCATGTATGCTGATGTCCATCGACGCGTGTATACCGCGCAAAAGAAAGTAGATGTATGTTCAGCAGAAGTACACCTTTTCACCATCGATGTTGTATATACAAATATCCAATGTTTCCCATTTACCCCAACTTATGGAAAATCCAAAGATATCAAACCTCTTTTTTTAACAAATCTTTTTGTATCGATAAAGGTATATACTAACCCTTCAATAATTCCTCAAATAATTTTACTATTTCTTGTTGTACTCTACTCATCTATTTCGTCATCATAAATGTACAAAGGAGAAATATTTTCTCCAATCCATTTTTAAAATATTTTTGCATCGAGAAAAGTATATATTATATTTATGGGTATAAATTAAATCTATAAAAAAAAAACAATGTTATTAACTTGGCAAGCCTTCGTATTACAAGATCACGTTAAAAATCTTCCCATCACAGAACAAAAAAGACAATTTTTAGCTCATCAATTAGAATATGACAATATGATGAGACAGAAATTAATATTGGAAAATGCTAATGCAAATTCAAACTCAAACGCTTCAGGAGCAGGTGGTGGAGGTGGTGGACCATTGGTAGGTGATCTTTTAATAATGTTTTTTCTAGTTGATTCAAATGGAGATGGGTGGCAAGGACTTACAGGTAGTACAGGAAAATGTAATTTAATTCACCCAACCAAAGGTATTATTGATATTGGGTTTGATGCATTAAATACAGGAGATATTCCACCATGGATGATTATGGATTATTTTCCAGGGGCGCCCGAAAAAAATAATACAGTCCCTCCAGGATTTGAACCTTTTGGTGGAAAAACAGGACCAGGTCGAGCTTGGGAGGTAATTCCTATTGCAATTATTGAAAGAAATATCCCTTATCCAACTCAACAATATGGGATTAATGTAATTACCGCAAACTCTTATGCAACAGAGACAAGATGGACGGTATCCGCAGGATGGTCTCCTTACCCTAACTATCAAAAATACCCAAACAGTACACCAGTAACAGGAAGAGGACTTACTGTTCAACCATCAATAAGTCAAGGTGGTACAGTTGCTAATAGTACTACATATAATGATATGTTTACTATTCCTAAATCTAATGGTGGGTCAAATAGCACAAGTAATTATAATAGAAATACAGGTACAGGTACAAATCTAAACGCTTACGTACAAAATATTGTTTATATATAATTCCTAGAAAATTTGGAAATCTATATGATAATAGAAATACAAATAGCGGCATTAACTTGTGGGCTATGGTTATTGTATAAGGATCTCAAAAACAGAACATAGCTTCATTATATATTCAGTATAAACAAAAGTAGGTGATATATGTATAAACATGAGAACACATATTCCACATACAAAACGTAAATTAAGACCTGTCACCAGATGTAAGAGCGGATGTTAGCTTTTCTTGAGGTTGTACTATCATCAATAGGGCTTACTTTTATAGTAACCCAATCAAGGTTATTTCGATTCATACAACGGTGGTATCTATTCCAATGTCCTATGTGTTTCGGTTTTTGGGCAGGTCTATTTACATATGTTCTCCACACTTATAACTGGAATATTATTAATTATGGTTTTATCTCCTCTCTATTTTCTTATATTTTATATTTGGTTATAAAACCTCTTATGGATAAGTATGATTAATGTAGTGAATATATACGGATATTGGTATAAACATATGAGGAAAGAAGAAAGTTTTAGCGAGAAGATTTGGAGTTTGTAAAAATTGTTCGTATATTTATGTCAAAATTAAGGTTATGATATATTATATAAGTATTGGAATTGTTTTTATGTTTTTATTAGAACATTCCACAGAAAGATCCAAAGAATTAATGGAATATTATGGGGAGGAAGTTCCCAAATTTAATTGGTTTGATAGAATTTTTAATATTCTTCTATGGCCAATAACACTTGGAGTATTCCTAAAACACATTTTTGAAATGTTTAAAAAATAAAAGTTATGAAAAATTCAACTAGAACATTCTTATATATTGCATTAGCATATTTTATATTTTTATTATTACTCACCTCCTGTACCAAGCATGAAACAATTCATCAAGATCTTTGTAATGGTAATTGTGATGCAAATTATGAAGTTATATATAAGGGTTTACCAATCCAACCTAATTCTAATGGTTTTTATGAAATTCAATGGGATGGGTTAAATTATTTTCAAATAGAAGGTCAATTATCCGAACTTAATGACCAATATGTTATAAATGGTATACCATTAATACAAGCCAACTTTGATTCTGATTATTGGATTGTGGTAGATAGTATAAGATTCCAAACTCCTATGTTTTCTTATTTAGGTTGGTTTAATGATAATAGTCTAAACACACCTATTCCATTTGGTAATTATACTTACACTATGATTGATTTAATTGATTTACATCCACCTCTTAATATTGTAGGGTATCAAATCCCTAAACATTTTTGTTGGGATTGTCCATATGCTCCTACAGTGTTGGGAACACATTCAAAATATAATTATAATCCTAAACAAAATATCGTATTAGATAATGAAATGGTTGGGGATACCTTAAATATTTTTATAGAAACTATATTTAATACTGAGGGAGGAATCACATATCATGGGCAGACTAGTCCAGTTCCAAAAGAAATAATAGAAGACCAAATAAAAATAATTGTTATATGAAAAGAATCACTTTAGAAGAGTCAAAAAAACATTTTAGTATTGATGAAGATTTTACAGATGCCCCTATTAGATTTTATTCTGTAGTTCCAGGTGAGGATGGTTGGGATGATGTGACATATTATACTAGTAGGAGAAAAGATATATTTAAGAATAGAGGTAATGCTGATCAATGGGTTTATGTTTTATCTAACCCCTCACACAATCATTATAAAATAGGGTATACAAAAAATGAACCTGAAGTTAGGGCTAAGCAAATTTCTACATCTACAGGAGTAGCTCTTCCTTATAAAGTTGAATTTGCTTTTCAATGTTTCAATGGTGAAGCCCTAGAACATGAAGTTCACCGTAAATTAGAATATTGTAGAGTAAATCAAAATAGGGAATTCTTTGACATAGCACTAGATGAAGCTAAAGAAGTGATAACTAACTTAGGGAAAAATTACATATAATGGGAAGAGATATAAAAAAAGAATTATTAAAAATAAAAGGTGGAGAATTTATTAAATGGTATTCTTCATTAACAAAATTAGAAAAGGCTGAGTATAGGTTAATGCTTGAACAACTTTCAGAAGAATTTTCGAAAAAATAGATATTTATAATAGAACCCCAATTTTATTTAAAAATAGTTTCGATAAGTATGGTTGAATTATTGGTTTTAATTATTGCTACCACTCTACTTTATTTACTATTACCTATTATCATATGCTTTATGGTGTTAAAGTATATTTTTACAGGTAATAAGAAAATGCTAGCTGTCTGGTTTTATAGAACTGCCCGTGAAATTGATTTATTTGCCAATGTAGTAGGAGCTGAATTTTGGAATGCGGTTTTTATAATAGATGGGGGTTATAAATTTGGTAATCCTAAAGAAACTATATCATCAGTATTAGGTAAAAATCAACGAGATAAAACGCTAACTCTGCTAGGAGATGCGCTTCGATGGGTGTTAGATAGAATTGATAAAGATCATTGTTTAAATTCAATAAATGATGAAGCTACTAATACTAAAAAAGACATATCTAAGTAATTAATTTAATATTTATAGTCAAATAACCATGTTAGAAGGCTATATAGATATATTGGAACAAGCCATTATTGAAAATGTAAAGGAACTTGAAAAACCTTCAAGAGAATATACTATGAGTGAAACTAAATGGATGGAAGGGTATACACAAGCTCTTAGAGATGTTTTGGCTGATTTAATTGAGCAAAAACGTACAAATAACATGCAGTATTCCACATTATACAAATTTAATTTAAATTAATGTGATTTCCTATTTTTTCTTTTATATATTTATACTAAATGGACTTTGATAAAATATTTAACCTATTTGGGAAAAATGACCCCGATAGAAATTACCCAGAACCTAGTGAGGATGAGGTAAAGGACTGGGTGGGATTTGAAGAGTTTAGAACTACCCCTACCTATCAATTAAAAATGTTCCAAAAAATCATAATAAACCATCTAAATTTCCAAAAAAGGTTAGTTAAAATGTTTAAAAATTCTGATCCTGAATTAGGAGATTTTACAGATTTAGAAGAAGCTGGTGAGCACATGGCTTTTTATAGAGGATGGGATTATATTAATGAAGTTGTATTAGAGGAAGAGATTTGGCAGGATAGTATTAAACTTCAAGATAGAGAAATGTTTGAGGAATCCATAGATATGTCAATAAGATTCTTCGAATCCATAGAAGAATATGAAAAGTGTGCTTTTCTAACAAAAATTCAAAAGTTTTTTAAAGATAATTTGGAAGCATAATCTTCATTCATTACATTATAATCACGGGTTTAGAGAGAAAGATAAGAGGAGAAAAGAAAAACCGAGAATAAAGAAAAAAGATAAGTTAGTAATAAAGGGGTTAAGGATAATCCAATATAGTTTTATAAAAACAATCATATGAGAAACAAGCAATTAGTATTAAGACGTATTTCGGCATTAGAGGGACAATTCAAGAAATTAGATTTCAACATTCATAGAGGGGGGAGCAGAGAAGATGTTAATGCTACTCAAAGAGACATAATAGAAACCATCCAGGATTTAAAGGATATCGTAGAAAGAGAAAACGACTAATATGAATTTATCAGCAGAACAAATCCAATCAAATTGGAACAAGTTATTAGCTTATATTAATACTTACATCTCAGATCCTCGTAGAGAAAAATTAATTGGGTTTTATAAAAAATTTGAAGATAGACTCGTTATGATGCCTGCTTCACATAAAAAAGAATACCATAATGCTTTTCCAGGAGGATATGTAGATCATGTTAACCGAGTTATAGAAGCAGCTTTAGAAATCAATAAAGTTTGGTTAATGTTTGGAGCCAAAGAAAATTACACAATTGAAGAACTTGTATTTTCTGCTTTAAACCATGATTTAGGGAAAATGGGAGATAATGAACATGAATCTTATATACCTCAGACTGATCAATGGAGGAAAGATAAATTAGGAGAAGATTATATGCATAATAAACAAATTGCATTTGCCTCAGTACCAGATAGAGGTTTATTCTTACTTCAAGAACATGATATTAAATATACATTTAATGAAATGGTTGCTATTCAAACACATGATGGTTTATATGACCCAGCAAATGAAAAATATTTAAAATCATGGATGCCAGAAACTAAACCCAGAACCTCCCTTCCATTTATTCTACATCAAGCAGACATGATGGCCGCAAGGGTTGAATTTGAAAAAGAATGGTTACCAAAATTTGAACAACCTCAAAAATCCTCACCCAAAAAAACTAATGTTAATATGAAAACAAAAACATTAGGATCAATTAAAAGTGAAGGGTTAAAAAATATGTTAAACAGTTTATGATAGAAATAATTTCCATATCAATATTATCAGTATTGGTAGTAATCTTTGGTTTTACTACTTTCAACTTACTTAAAAAGAATGAAAAACAAGAAGATGTCCTTGTTGAATACCTTACATATTTAGATAAACTTTCTAAAACAATAGAAGCTTCTGATAAAAAATTAAAGGAAATAGATAGGGCAGGAACATTTAAATCCGATGATGAAGTTGGACATTTTTTCAAATCAATTCAACAAATTCAAGATATCTTAAACGATTTCAAAGTAAAAGAACTTAAATAAAATGCCTAGACGTAGGAAAAAAAACTCGAGGAATTACTTTACTCAAGAGACTGAGGATGCTATTGTATTATATAACAATACCACTTGTACTGAAGAAAAGAGTAGAATATATGGTAATGATATTCATTATGCCTTTTTTAAATTAACAGAAAATATTATTCATACTTTTAAATTTTATTATACAGAAGTAGATAAAATAGAACATCTCCAACAAGAAATAATTACATTTTTACTTTCTAAAATACATTTATTTGACCCAAGTAAAGGAGCTAAAGCATATTCATATTTTGGTACTATAGTAAAACGTTGGCTTATTATTTATAATACTAAAAACTATAAAAAACGCATTAAAAAAGCCCCAGTAGAAGATTTATATAAAGATGAAACATATTCTTATAATCTAGAAGATGATAGAGTAGCAGATAAGCTCTCTTTTTTTATCGATGAATATATTTTTTATGTTGAAGAAAATTTTGATAAATTTTTCCCAAAGGGTAATGATGCTCAAGTAGCAGATGCCATATTAGAATTATTTAGAAAAAGAGAAAATATAGAAATATTCAATAAAAAGGCTCTTTATATATACATTAGAGAAATAATGGCTACTAATGGATTAGAAGTAAAAACTCCAAAAATCACAAAAATAGCCAATAGGTTATATGATCTTTTCAAAAACAATTATATTTCTTTCCTAGAACGTGGTTATGTAGAGTTTGAAAAGGTATAGTTTCTTATATTTATATACATAAAACTTATAAATATGAGTCACTTAGATAAAAAAATATTCGGTAAAAAATCATACTCGGATTTACTCAAGGAAATATACGACAACCAAAAGAAGAAAGAAGACCAAATTTCGGCATTAATCAACGAGTTAAAACCACTAATCAGTGATATAGGTGATGCTACAATGATTGTGCCACTCATAAAAGAGTACATGGAGTTAGGCATTAAAAATGATGAAGCGCTTATCAAAGTTGCTACAATTTTCCAACGTATATTTGCAAATGAAGGTAATGAAGATAATGGTTTTGGTATTTCTGAAGAAGAAAAAGAACAACTTCTTAAAGAAATAAATAATCTACAATTACCCCCTAAAAAAGAAGATAAAAATGATTAGAGAATTTGGGTATAATAATGTAAATAATTCTTCTCTCAATAATCAATCCATTCCTCCAAGTGGTATAATAATAGGTAGGGTTACTGAAATATATTTAGATAAAATTGATGATGAAAATTTAGGAATGATTGATATTGAGGATGTGGCCCAAGAGAACCAATTGACTCTAAAAGCATATCCATTTTTTCCAAATAATACTTCTTATCCTTTAATAGATGAAATAGTTTTGTGTTTTAACTTACCTTCACAATATCTAGGATCACAACAAGCAAATGAAAGGTTATATTATATTAATAGTGTTAACATTTGGAATAACCCCCATGTTAATTTCTTCCCTTCTCCAAAAAGATCAAATGGTAATATTCCTGCAACAGAAAATAGATCTTATGAAGATATTTTTTCTACAAGTTTTCCTAAAAATTTAGATTCACAAGATAATACTTCTCTTCCTTCTATACAAAAAACATTCAAAGAAAGAGATAATATTCACCCCCTACAACCCTACATGGGGGATGTAATTTCCCAAGGAAGATTTGGAAATAGTATAAGATTTGGGAGTACTAATCAAAACCCAAAAGATGAAAAACCATCCAATGATTGGTCAAATTATAAAGGTGAAAGTAAAATATTTAATACTACGGTAAAAGCACAAACAGGTGATCCTATTTTAATTTTAAGAAATGGTCAACCTGTGGTAAAAAGAAAACTCCCAAAAAACGGTAAATTTCCTTGGATGCCAATAGATGAACAAATAAATTGGGATTTATCTTCTATTTATATGACATCCAATCAACAGATAGAAATTGAAACTAGTGGGAAATGGGAAAATCTTATTAACTCTTACAAAGGCACCGCAGCTCCTACCAACCCCAAAAATTATGCTGGGGGTCCTCAAGTCATAATAAGATCAGATAGATTAGTTTTTAATGCTAGACAGGATAGCATAATATTAAATGCTGAAAATTCAGTCCATCTATCATCTAATGAATCTCTAAATTTTGATACTAAAAAATTCTCCATAGATTGTTCTAATATAAGATTAGGAACAGCTACTGCCTCTGAACCACTAATATTAGGAAATAAATTTCTTTTTGATTTAAATCAATTATTAATAGGTTTATCATCCTTATGTACTGTTCTACAAACACAGCAAATATGGCCAGCAGGAGCCCCAGTTAATGATGTTCCAGTTAATACTGCTGCAACTGCCCTTTATGGATTAATAACCACCATGCAGGGAAGAATTGAAACTTACAAATCAAGAAATACTTTTACTAAATAATAATTATGAAAACAGCAATCATAGGTAAAATTGTTGATTTTAAATCAAAATTCGCACTACCAAATGTAAATGTTTTGGTAAAAAATAGTAGTGGAGAATTCTTCAATGGATTTACATCGGATGTTGAGGGATTATTTAATGTATCAGCTGGTAAGCAAGCATATATCAACATGCCCTCTGACACCTACACATTTGAATTTAAGTATATTGGTTATGGAACTCAAAAAATTGAAAAAAATATCCCAAGTACTAATCAGGGCGTAGATGGTTTATTTTTATTAGATGAAAATGGTCTTAACCCTACACCAATATCACCATCAGAAGCTGCAGATATATCAGATTCATCTAAAGTATTTCAAGTAATAAGATTTGGAAATATAGAATTAAAAGAAGAATTTGAAGAACTTGAGGAGTTCGAAGTAGCTTCAGAAGAAGTTGATAGTGTAAAGGGTATAGTTCTAGATAAAACGACAAACCAACCTTTACCTGGGGTTTCTATAGTATCATCCCTTTCCCCAACATTGGAGGGAGCCGAAAAAGTTAACCCAACAATATCAGACTCATCTCCCAATGATGGTGAATTCAGACTCCAATATTTTTATTTAGATCAGGTACTTATTCCTAAAGAACCAAGAAAAGAACCTGTTGAAACTACCCACACAGTCGTAGTGGGGGGGATGTCATATGCTACTGATAAATGGATGAGAGAACAATGGGAATTAGCAGGACTTTCAACAAAAGGTGTTGAGTTTATTAATTATACTGATAAAACAAAATTTAAAAACTTAATTAAAGATCCCACCATAGTCAATATTATGGGATTTTCAGCCGGAGGTGTATTAATATGGGAAGAAATAAATAGTACAAAAGAATACCAATTTATAGGCTTAATAGACCCAACTACATATAATGTCCCAGAGTCTATTCCTTCTAATGTTAAGGTTGTAAGTAATTCTAGTAATTGGAAGTCTTTCAAAAGGTTATATCCTAATATGTTAAAGTTAGAAAGAAAAGGTCTATCTATTAAATCATCACTTAAACATAAACTAATCCCATTAAACTTTTTTAAAACATACTCAAAAGAATTTCCACCTCCAGAAGCTATTGTAGAGGAGGATGATAAACAAAATAGATATGAACCTTTTGATTTAATTTTCTCTTTAGAAGATTATGAACAATTAACTATCCCAGCAGTTAAAGGTAATAAAACATTAAAGTCAAATTTAGGAAAAGTCAGATTAACTCCTATTGAGATAGAACAACCCATTATTGAAAATAAAAATTTAACAGAAGAACAAAATGAAGAATTAGATTCTAATACCAAAAAGGATTTTATTTCAGGGGTACTAAAAAATATATTTAGAAATATCCAAGATCGATTAATCCCTAGCATTTTAAAACAAATTGCTACTTTTGGTATTTCTAATTTTAACAATGAGATTTTAGAAAATATTTCAAGTATACCTAAGACGTGCCCCAAAAATGTTGATGAGTTAAATAAGTTAATTTCAAAAAAGAATAAACTTACTAAACAATTAAATAACATATATAAAAGTATTAACTTAATAAATAAATTTTTAGGCATACCCCCTATTACTATAAAGGCTGCAGAAATCTCAGTATTAGCAGCTAAAATTCAAGTAAATGTTCAAGCTTTTATCCCCTCAACAGTTGCCACCCCCATCCCAGTAGGCCCCATTTTAATAGTTAAAGATTTAATTGAAAAGTTTGAGGATTTAATTGATCTTTTAAAGGGGAAATTAGGAGCAGGAAGTCTCCAATTAAAATTAATTTTAGAAGAATTTAAAAAAGTATTAGTTTTATTAAATATATTAGATGCTCTCCTCCAAACTTGTGCAGAGTCACTCCCTCAATCTACACCTACATCAACCCAAACAGCAGTCTCTAATCAATTATTAGCATCAACACAACAACAATCACAACAATTATCTCCTGTTGTTACTAATGTAAATGGATTTGATATGGCCGTTGTGGAAGTAGAAGGTAAAACAGAACTTGATCTTAAAAGAAGAAGAGCAGTAGCCAGAAATAAAGCAGGAATAATTATGCTTAAAGGAGAACCCTCATTTTCATCAGATGATCAAATTTTAATTGATGAATTGGTATTTTATATCCAACAAAACGATTTAAAAGCAGAATAACATAATATTTATAAAAAATAGTACATGAAAACCGAAGCACTTAAAAAGTTAATAAAAGAAGCAGTTAGAGAAGCAATACAAGAAGAATTAAAAGAGGTTTTATTAGAAGCAGTTAAAGCACCTAAAGTTCAAACCCCACAACCAATTCAAGAAAGTAAAACTATTACTTCAACAACTCCACCACCTGTATCACAAGCAGATAGAAGACAATCTTATTTAGATATTATTGGTGAAACAAAATTAAATTTAACAAGTAAAGACGCACAAACCTTTAATCCAAAAGGTACAATAGATACCACTTCCCCAAATGGTCAACTACCATCAGGAGAAGTTAATATGGATCAAATAATGGGATTAATGAAAACTAAATAATGGCATTTGGAGCACAAAAAATATACCCAATTGACTTTAACAAAAGTGCAGCAGTAGGAGTAGATATTCCTTTTAATGCTCCTGGTGTGTTTAGACTTAACTATACAACAGCAGCAGCTACTAAGAATAATTTAATTAATTATTTTTTAACCAATCCAGGAGAAAGACCCTTAAACCCATCTTTTGGGGGAGGGTTAAGAGCTTTTATCTTTGAACAAATAACTAGGGGGAATTTAGATTTCCTTAAAGAAAAAATATCCGAAGATTTAGTTAATTTCTTTCCTAATGTTGATGTTGGGGAATTAGAAATTTTCCAAAAAGAAGATAATAATGAAATAACAGTATCTCTAACTTATAGTGTTTTAAACACAAATATTAATGATACTTTACAAATAGACTTTACATAATGGCAACACCCGTAAATAGAGATATAAAATATTTAAATAGGGACTTTTCAAATATAAGGGAAAGTTTAATTGAGTTTTCCAAAACATATTTCCCTAACACTTACAATGACTTCACTCCTTCCTCTCCGGGTATGATGTTTATGGAACAAGCTGCTTATGTAGGGGATGTTATGTCATTTTATTTAGATAACCAATTAGAAGAAACTTTTACTCAATTTGCTCAACAAACTAATAATCTATATGAATTAGCTTATATGTTTGGTTATAAACCAAAAGCAACAGGTGCATCACAAGTAATGGTAGATTTATACCAACAGTTACCCTCTAAATTAGTAGGAGCTAGTTATGTTCCTGATTATGATTATGCATTAACAATAGGAGAGAATAGTACTATACCATCCTCTTTATCAATTGGAGTTGATTTTATAATGGAAGATAAATGTGATTTTTCATTTTCAAGTTCCCTAGACCCAACAGAAGTTTCTATTTATAGTTCTGCAGGAGGTATTCCTCAATTTTATTTAATAAAAAAACAAAGAAAAGCTATTTCAGCTACTATTAATACCAAAGACATAACTTTTTCTTCATTTAAACCTTTCCCAACAATTGATGTAGTAGGAAATGATATAATAGGAATATTAGATATAATTGATAGTGAGGGTAATACATGGTATGAAGTAGATTATTTAGGTCAAGAAATGATATTTGATAATATTAGAAATACTAACATTCATGATCCTAATGTAACCGAAGAAAATGAAATACCATTTTTACTTAAATTAAAAAAAGTACAAAGACGTTTTGCTACTCGTTTATTATCCCAAAATATTTTACAAATTCAATTTGGGGCTGGTAACCCAAATGATGTAGATGAGACAGTTACACCCAATCCAAACAATGTAGGTATAGGTTTACCATTTGAAAAAAACAAACTAACAACTGCATATTCTCCAACAAATTTTCTATTTACCAATACTTACGGCATTGCACCTTCAGATATAACATTGAGGGTAAGATATCTAACAGGGGGAGGAGTTAATTCAAATGTTCCTGCTGGGGATTTAACAGATTTAAATAAGGCTAGTACTAAATTTAATGTTTCTACTCTTAATGCTACCACAGCAGATTATATATATAATTCTCTATCTTGTAATAATGAAAAAGCAGCTGATGGGGGTAAAGCAGGAGATACAATAAATGAAATTAGACAAAATACTCTAATGCAAATTGCTACTCAACAGAGAACAGTCACATTAGATGATTATATGGTTAGAGCCTTAAGCATGCCCGGAGAATATGGTATAGTAACTAAAGCTTATATCGAAAAACCCAAACTAACAGATGAACAAGTTTCTACAATAGAATCTTTAAATATGTATGTTTTATCCCAAAATTTATTTGGTCAACTATCACAAGCATCTACAACATTAAAGAAAAATTTAAGAACCTATTTAAATCAATATAGGATGATAGGTGATAATATTGAAATAAAAGATGCTTATGTTATTAATATAGGTATAGATTTTGAAATAATAGTATTACCCAATTTCATTAATAGTCAAGTAATATTAGCTTGTATAGATTCATTACAAGAATATTTTGATGTTAAAAACTGGCAAATGAATCAACCTATTTTAATAAGAGATTTATATGTTAGATTAGATAGAATAGAAGGGGTTCAAACCGTTAAAAATATTATGTTTTCAAATAAAGCAGGCACTATGTCAGGATACTCAGAATATTCCTATGATATAGATGGAGCAACACAAAATCAAGTAATATATCCATCATTAGATCCAAGCATTTTTGAAATCAAATACCCACAACAAGATATTAAAGGTAGAGTAGTACCATTATAAAATTAAGACATGGCAGTTTATAAATTATTTCCATATAAAGACACAACATTATATTCATTATATCCTGATATGAATACAGGGATAGACCCTATTACATCTATTACAAATCTAAATTTTGCAATAGACTCTCTTCCTCAAGTATCTAGATTTCTAACAGCATTTTCTCAAGATGAAATTGAAAGTGTTATAAATGAAAAGATAAATGGAGCCCAATGGGATGTAGATTTAAAATCTTATATAGCAACAGCTCAAGGTATAGTTGAATCTACAGATTTAGAAGTATTTCCTGTAGCCCAATATTGGTATAATGGAACAGGAATGTTTTTAGATGTGCCCCAAACTACCGATGGGGCTTCATGGTATTCACCCAATTTTAAAGGCTCCTCAGCATGGTCTACAAGTGGAACGGATGCATATGGTAACGCAATCTCTTCATCATATGCTTCAGGTTCAGTAGGAGCCGGAGGTGGTTCTTGGTTATATGAATCAGGTAGTACCAGTTTTAAAGTAACCCAATCATTTGATACAAGATCTACAAAAGATTTAAGTGTTAATGCCAAAGAGGTAGTATCACGTTGGTATAGTGGTTCTATGGATAATCATGGATTTTTAGTTAAATGGGAAGACTCAGTTGAATTTACCCAAAATGTACAAATCCAACCTATAATGCAGTTTTATAGTGTTGATACTAATACAATTTATCCACCCGAATTAGAATTCAAATGGGATGATTATTCAAGTGTATTAACAGGATCAGCTACTTCAAGTATACTTTCTACAACAAACATAGTTTCTTCATTAGCAGAAAATCCAGGTGAATTCTTACCAGAATCAGTTCATAGATTTAGGTTCAATGTGGCAGATAAATATCCTATTAGAACTTGGACAACAGCTTCCCAATTCACGGGAGTAAATTATTTACCTACTTCTTCATATTATGCTGTAAAAGATTTGGATACTAATGAATATGTTATTAACTTCGACACTACTTATACTAAATTAAGCTCAGACTCAGAAGGAAATTATCTAGATTTGTATATGAATGGACTGGAACCCGAAAGATATTATAAGATTATGATAAAAACTACTATTAATAGTTCAACAATAGTCTTAGATGATAATTATTATTTTAAAGTTGTAAATGGATTTTAATGGCACGAGATATAAATTTTAATAAAGAAGTTTTTAGTAAAGTTGATTATGAAAAAACTATAAACACTAAGTTTTCCCAAATAGGAGGTAAAACTACCCAGGAAGAAATTGAAGAGGAACCAACAGTTTTGGAATTTTTTAAAATGTATAATGAATTATTTTATGAAATCCCAGAAAAAGGTCCTTCTAATTCACATGAATACTTAATAAAAACAAGTAGTGAATATATAAAAACTGAAGTTAATAACGAATTAATAGAAGCTTTACAAAATGAAATAGCCTCGTTAAGAGAAGATCTTTTAAAAGCTCAACAATCATCAGCCCCACAGATTTAATATTTAATTAAAGAATATAATGTCAGTAACAACAATAGATCCAAAAAATTTTGAATTGCAAGTTTATAATGATTCTGATACTTCATTATTAAATCAATTTCAACTTGAAACCGCGTTGGGACCAGACTCTTATGTGGAATTTTATATATATGATTCCGGTAATAATATTGTAAATTTTGAATCTCCTTACACAAAATATTCAATAAAACCAGATGGGTTTGAAGTAACTAACCCTGAAGAAATAAGACAAATATATGTTAATCCCGAATCAGATATAACTTCATCCGGGAGGGAAAATGAATTTGTACAGGGGGAATATGTAGCTTATTATAACTTTTTAAATAATATAATAGGTTCTTCCCCTACAGATTTATTTATAAAAGAAATTTCTTCAGATAGAACTGAAGTTAGATTGGATAGTAATACTTTGGGGACACTAGGTTTGATCCAAAATGTTAATGAATTTATAACATTTAGAGAAGACCAATCATATTTTGTTGATTTTTTCCTTCACTTTGGAGATAACCAATTAATTATAGCAAACAACATCAGGTTAGAAGATGAAACAACTAACAACCCAACAATAGCTGTTAAGTTATATGAACCTTTACCCTCCCAATTTGATTTAAAATCAACATTATTTATTGTAACTGAATTAACTTCTCCAAAAGCCTATAGAGTTAGTTTAACCCCCCCTGTTATCACTATTGATGATTCCTTACCTCTTCAAGGCCCCAACTTTAATATTCCTTTAAAAGGTCAAGTTAATAATTCTTCCCAAAATCTCTCAGAAAATGACATTCTATCAGGAGCTACTACTAGCTCATTCAACCATATAGAAAGCATATTAAATGAAAAATCAATTAATATAAGTGTTGATTACACAGATTTTACAGATTTTATCCATTTTAGTTCAGCCAAAACTAGATTAGAAAATTTTTATTATAAAGCAAGTTTAATTGAAGGATACTCAGCTTCTATCTCAGTTTTATCTACAACAACATCATCAGCTACATCAACACTATTACTACAAAATAAAATTTCAGACATCATCAAAAACTTTGATGGTTATGATAGGTTTTTATATTACACAAGTGGTTCTGAACAAACCTGGCCCAAAACAACAACTGAACCTCCTTATTTGTTAGCCAAAACAGGAAGTGCAGCTGTTGTAAATTGGCTGGGGAGTGATGATAATGTTAGTGCCTATTATGGAGGTATGATATTATCTGCTTCTGATTATGATAATCAAAACAAAGACCAATTATTAAAATCAATCCCAGAATATCTAAGGGAAGATGCAGCTAATCACCAATATGAACTTTTTGTTGATATGGTTGCTCAATATTATGATAATGTTTGGTTATATACTAAAGACATTACTCAAAAATATAATGCAGATAACAGGTTAGATTCTGGTATATCAAAAGATTTAGTAGCAGATGCTATAAAAGATTTTGGATTAAAATTATACCAAAACAATTTCTCTAATACAGAATTATATACCGCGTTCTTGGGTATGACTCCTGAAGGTAGTTTGTTCCCCTTCCCAAACATTACAGGATCTACCCCTGTTCCTTCAGGTTATGAATTAGTAGATACACTAATTTCAGCATCTAATGATGTTATATCAATGGATGATACTAATAAGTCATTATATAAAAGAATTTATCACAACATACCCTATTTACTTAATACAAAAGGTACAATTCCAGGCTTAAGAGCTTTAATTACTTCTTATGGTATTCCGGATACTATACTTAGAATTTCAGAATTTGGAGGTAAAGATAAGGTGAATGAGAATGATTGGGATTATTACTTCCACAAATTTAATTATGCATGGGATACCCAAGGAACAGATAACATGTCTACCCCTTGGGAAGTTAATTCTAACTTTAGAAATCACCCGTATGATGCTCCAGGTACTGTAGAATTTAGATTCCAAACCACAGGATTACCAGATTCAAGAGTATCACAATCATTATGGTTTACTACTAGTAGTGCAGGTATAGATAAAGCAGTAGTATTAGAATATACAGGTTCATATTTAAATAGTGGTTCTTATTCAGGTTCAATTCCTGACCCATACAATGAATATGGAACTCTAAAATATATCTCCCAACCTGGCACAGTAAATGAAGTATCTTGCAGTGTTTATTTACCTTTCTTCAATGGAGATTGGTGGTCTGTTATGGTTAGAAACAATGGATTTGATGCATTTGACCCTGAATATATCATAACAGAACCCGTAGATTATGATTTTATAATGAGTGAAGATGGTTTAACTTATATAGTTAGAGAATCATCTACCACAGAATCGTTATCAAGATTAGGGAATATTGGGTTATTTGCTGCTAACAAAATTTACAATGGAAATGATGGCACTCAGATAGGATTCACAGCATCATCATCCATTGATGATTCTAATGCTAGTGGGAGTTGGATAACAGGAAGCACCTCCTACTTTGCTAAAGATTTCACAGCAGGTTCTACATACCAGAATTTTTCAGGTAGCATGCAAGAGGTTAGATACTATAATGTAGCTTTAGGTACTACTAGGTTCTATGATTATACTATGAATCCTTTATCTATAGAAGGTAATGGTGTTAATTATTCTCCAAATGAATTAACATTTAGAGCAGCTTTAGGAAGTGAATTAGATATAACTACAACATCTTCTATTCACCCTAAAGTAACAGGATCATGGACTCCAATAGCATCATTTAGTGGAAGTAATAGTCTTTTTAATTTTAATACTACCCCTCTTTATGATACAAACACTGAATACTACTTTTTAGATCAATTCCCCGCAGGTATAAAAAATAGAATCACAGATAAAATTAGATATGAAGATTCTACTCTTCCATCAGGAAGTGTATTATCACCTATTAGAAGTTTATCCCAAACAGTAGAAGCAAGTGCTTCATATACTGATAGCCTTAATTATTTAGAGGTAGCATTTTCTCCTCAAAATGAGATAAATGATGATATTACATCACAAATTGGGTATTTTAATATAGGAGACTATATAGGTGATCCAAGACAAAGATCATCATCTGCTCAAATTTACCCAGAATTAAATGCTTTAAGTGAAGATTACTTCAAAAAGTACACAAAACCTTATGATTTAACAGATTTTGTTAGATTAATAAAATTCTTTGATAACTCATTGTTTAAAATGGTTAAAGATTTTATTCCTGTAAGAACAAGTTTAGCATCAGGTTTAGTAATAAAACAACATTTATTAGAAAGAAATAAATACCCACAACCACAAGTATCTTACGAAAATAAACTATATACAGGTTCTATTGATATGTATGACATTTCTGGTGGTCCTGGAGGAGTATTTAATGATTTAAATTCACCCCCACCTGAGATAGTAATGTCTTTCCAAAACACAGGACTATTTGCTTCATACCCCGTATCAGCCTCTTTGTACTCAACAATTAGAGGAAAGATGCAAGAATTTGATATCCCCCCATATACAACTTTTGCAACTGATTTAATAGAAATGTATGATGGGGAGAAATTTTATCTTGAAACTAAATTAACAGCATCATCATTTTTCCCAACTCAGTTATTTTGGTGTATTACTTCATCTTATGGTAACTTCGACAACTACTACTTAAGACTTACAGCTGATGGGTTAAATTATTCTTCATGGAAAAAACAACAATTCTCCCAAGATTTTACATTACCTCAAGGAAAAAATATTGTATTTGATAATGATAATAACTACGTATATTCCAATTATCTCCCAAAGGATGCTTTATATAAACAAGATGTTAATTTCCAAAGATGGGATGAATCATTCCCTTCATTAATAGGTGAAATTCCTAAATTACATGATAACCAAGATGAATTCTATGATGGTGAATTTTCAGGATCCGTTATATTGGTTACTAATGGAGAATTAAATGAGGACTGTGAAGCTAAAGAAATACAAGTATTCCCTAATATAAATTATCAGGTTAGAGTTTATGGGTGTGATATTAAAGAAGTAGGTTGGTTTGAGGTTTCTAATGTATGGAAACAATTAAACAACCATCCCCTTCCAGGATATATATCATTACCAATACTTTCCTTACCAAAGCAATATGACCCTATTTCTGGGTTTATGATTGATCAAGGGTTTGGAACTAATTTTCTAAAGATATCAAGAGTAAATCTTAATGGAGATGATATGTCACCTACTTTATCTCAACTATCTTCTATAAAAATAAAATTTGATGATATAGGTTGGGTTACTTATGATATTGACACTATAAACCAACAACCAGACTATTATTATTACAATTTAGGAAAAAATTATCAAAAATATGGAGTTACAGGTTCTATTATTGGGAATTCAGGATCTTATCCAAATGGTTACACAGGATCTTTAGCTAAACCCCAATATGACCTAACAGGGTCATTAACAGATAGACAACTATTAAGTACTGGTTACGATACTAAAGGTATTGTTTTTGTTCCTTGCATCTCTGTAGAAGGATTTTCCCATGAGTTATATAACCCATCCGCAGAATTAATAGAGTTTAATACTTATGCACAAAAAGAAGTTCATATTAAAGCTACATTTACAGCTTCTACATGGACAAATGTACCATTTGATAATTCAAAAGGGGGTACTATAGAATTATATCGTCAAAGACAAAACAAATTCCCAGAACGATTAACAACCACAATAACCTATTTAGCAGGAACTAATCCACAATCCACATTAGAACATACATTCACTCAAAGCTATAATCAAGGAGATTTACTTCCTGGGGACATTTTAGGTTTAGGAATTGCTATGGGAAATGTTACTGATAATAATATAATAGCGGCATTTGAAGATACTGAATTTTTCATTTCCTCTTCAGAAGCCATAACCTCGATTAACCAAATAATTACAAGTCCATATTTTACATCAAAATTTCAAAATACAGATTGTGATGTTTTATTAGGAGAGGTAGAAGGAGAAAGACCAAATCCATTCTTACAAGATTTAGATTATCAAACTTCACAAACAGTACCTGTAAATTACCAGGTAGTAGTAAGTCAAAGTGCCACAAGAGCAACAGTACCAGAATCATATTACACAACACCATCACATATAAATGGTAGATATGTAGGTTCTAAAAACCAATCAAGTAATTTTAATATATATCAACCTTTAAAATCTCTAAATCAAATAACAACAGATTTTGGAAATCCTATTAATATAGGTACTTATGGACAAACCCCATCAGTTAGTTCTAATGAAGCAGTTATATATGAATATTCTTGGGCAGGAGGAACCACACCTGAGATATTAGGATGGGGTGCTTATAAAATGAGTAAAATACTCCAAGTAGATGCCCCAGATGCAGTTAGAACAATAAACCCAGGAGAAGGTCTAACCAACCAAATTATAAGTGCATCATTTCCTTCAAACATATCGAATCCTAGCACAATAGGTAGAAATGCAACCATAAGTCAAAGTGTTAGTGATTTTTACTATATTTTAAATGGGAATAACCCAGTTAATAGTAATATCTCTTTCTTTTCATATGGTGAAGATACAGTAGGTTCTTCTTCTCCAATTAATGGAAAAATATTAACCACTGAATTTGGGGTACCTACTATTAGTAACTTTATACTTACTTCATCTAATAGTAATCTTTATGGTGCAATAACATCCGGATCTCGAAATATTGAACTTGTTGCGGGTACTGATATAAGTAGAGTTAAAAAAGTAAATGGGGGTTATGCTATAGGAGAAAATTTTGCTCCAATTAATTTCTTAACCTCACCTTCAGAATCTTTAGCTGATTTAATAAATAATGGTGAAAGATGGTTTATAACTTTATTTAACCAATTAGAGGTTCCTATTAACAACGATGCCCTAGTTCCTTATAATGTAGGTTTTACAGACACTGATGCTAACGGGAATTTAAAAACCCCTTTAGAATATAAAGGAGTTCATGAAATTTGTGGGGTTTCTAGTTTACCCCTTGTAACAGTACTAAGAACATACCAACCTTTCCACGAAACTAGAGACCTAGGAGATGGAAGTATGGGAGCTTTAATATGGAGGGCAAGAGCCGCAGGTGATAATGAATTTGTAATGGTACAAAATGGAGTTACAGATAACGGACCAGGATGTTTTATAGGTGAATTTACTCCAGAATATATTTCACAAAACATTCAAGATATTACAAAAACATACGGTTCAAATAAACAATAAGAAAATAACGTGATAAAAAAATTAATAATACATATATTTATAACATATAATTAAACAGAAATGGGATATTTAAATAATCAAGTTGTAACAGTTGATGCTATCTTAACTAAAAAAGGTAGAGAGTTACTAGCAAAAAATGATGGTTCTTTTAGAATTACACAATTTGCATTAGCAGATGATGAAATAGATTATACTTTGTATAATCCAAACCATGCTTCTGGTTCTGCATTTTATGGGGAGGCAATAGAAAACATGCCTTTATTAGAAGCATTTCCAGATGAATCTCAAATAATGAAGTATAAATTAGCTACTCTACCAAGAGGTACAGCTAAACTTCCAGTAATAAACATTGGAAATCCTACTATTTCATTACCCCAAGGAGGTTCAACAACAATAAGACCTGAAACATTAAACTATTTAGGAAACACTTCATTAGTAGAAACTTCAGGGTATACAGCTACAATAGCAGATGTTAGAACTATGGCTTCATTTGAAGGAACAGGAATCCAAAGCACAGCGGCTATAAACCAAAACCAAAGTTCTACAACAACATTAGGTACAAATGTATCAACAACAGTAATAGGTACTCAAATTAATTTAAGAGCTACAACAGTAAATACTTTATTTGGAGCTAATGCTCAATTAAGTACTACTATAACATTAGTAGGTTTAGATAGTGGAGCTAGATTAACAATACCAGTTACAATTACCAAAACAAATTAATACATAAAACATGAGTTTTAAAAGATTAGAAGAAGAAGATTTTGTAGTAAGTGCAGATGCTGTACAAGGAATATGTTGGTCAACAGGAGCCCCAACCTTAACTTCATTTCATACTTCATCAGTACAACAATTAGGATCTTCAGGAAATTATTACCTAGCAGTATATCAAACTTCATCTGATTTATCAACAGCAGCTGTTCAATTTGATATAGCATATGGAAATAAACATGGGTCTGGAAGTTCATATTTCAACCCTTTATACCCAAGCAGAACACCATCATCTGTAATTTATGGTCAATATAGATCAATGATATTAGAAGATGAAAATGCTGTTTTCTTAACAGGTATTGGAACTACAGGTCAAGTTAATCAATGTGGAGTTCTCATAACTAGTAGCACAGCAGTTGAAATGGAAGATTTTTGGGTAATATCACCTGATAGAGCAAGATATAAACAAAGTTTATTCCCAGGAACATTTAATTTAACCTTATCAGGTTCAGGAGGAGAAATAACTTTAACAGATAATTCAAATGATGTAACTATTCAAACCTTTTTAGGTACATCTAGAGTTTATCAAATTGTTTCAGGTTCAAATGGTTCAGGAATATCAGGAGGTGGGTATACCCCAGATTCAGGTTCATATGGGTTATTTTTCCCAGATATTGCAACAATATTATTAAATCCAGAAGCTATAAATTTTGAAATTGGAGTAGCTTCAGATAAAACTGCCAATTTAGCCAATGGTGTTAATAACTCAACATTTTACGAGGCAATGGTAGATGGTTCCTCATTTCAATTAAATTTTGAAGAAACAATCACCTCAGATTATATATTTGTTAGAGCCAGAAATGCAGAATTTAATTATTCTGAAAACCCATCATTTATATCAGGATCTACAGGTGAAGTAATTTATAGTAATTTTATAAATAACCCTCAAACCTACCCTACAACTATAGGGATGTACAATGATTCAAATGAATTAATGGCTGTAGCAAAACTTTCAAGACCATTACTTAAGGATTTTACAAAAGAAAGTTTAGTAAGGGTTAAATTAGATTTTTAGGATGAATGAGCGTTTACAAGTCATTAACAACATCAGATGTAGTAGTAACTCCATTTAAAGTAAACAAAAGTTTTTCTTTTGAAGGAAGCAGTTCCCTCTCAGCCCCAGACGTAAGCATTGATAGGTATTTCGGTAGAAATATCACCTCATCCCTCTGGGTATCCGGTTCTTATCCTACAGGTCAAATTGATATTTTAAATCAAGAATTAGTTTATAACTCAATAAAGCAGTTATATTATACTAATTATCTAAAAAACCCAAATGGTTCCCCAGTTAATGTGCCTCAATTTAATACTGATGGAACCATAACAGTAGAAGGGGGAAGTGGTTCTTACCAACCTATGTATGATAATTATTTACCCGATACTTTATTAGCAAATAGATTATTTCCGACAGCATCTAATGATAGGATAGGAGTCATTTCCATCCCATCAGATTTATTTGGAGAGTATATAAAACCAGGAACATTTGAACTAACTTATTCAGGTTCAATTACTTCAGGGGTTATAACTGACGATGAAAATGGAAATTTAATTTCAAATAATGCAAAAGTAGGGGATATAATATACCAACATGGTATGGTTATATTAACTGCCTTTGGAACTTCTATTACAGGAAGTGTATATGGGTTAGGATTAAATTTAGGATATGGTTTTTCTCAATATGGTACTAGTGATGTTGAAGAATTAAACGAAATAATTACATCAAATGGTATACAAATAGAGTTTCAAAGTACAATGACTATATATGAGTCACAATATAAATGTACTTTCAACCCAAATGAATTTGTTTATTCCCAAAACCCTTCCATCATATCAGGAAGTTGGTGTGGGAGTAAAGAAGGAAAGTTATATGATTTTGCAACAGGTTCATATTTTGAACCATACATAACCACAGTAGGGTTATACGATAACTCAAATCAATTAGTAGCTGTAGGAAAACTATCTCAACCCCTACAAAGTTCAAATGTTACTGACACTACTGTATTGGTTAACTTAGACTTATAATATTTATAAACATGGCAAAAACATTATCAAAAACAGGAATAGTAACAGGAGCTGATATTTTAGCAGGTCATGTAACACAATCAGTAGATGCTTTAACAGGAATAGAAGCATACGATATAACAATATCTGGATCTACAACTATTAGTGGTTCATTAAGTATAACCCCAACCCAAGCCAGTAATGGAGTTAATGTATTAACTGTTGATGGTACTGGAAAAGTATTCAAAACAGGTTCTTATAATGCTGGAGGAGGAGGTACAACACCTACTTTACAAGAAGTAACAGATCAAGGTTCTATCACCACAGTAGCAATTACAGGATCTGATATAAGTGCTAGTAATAATATATTTAGTAAACAACATTATATAGAAGGTAAGTTAGCATTAGATTATAACAATGGAATTGCTTTAGGAAATGTAACTGATCCTATTAATCTTATAAATAATGTAACAGCTTCAAGTAACATCAGCGCAAGTGGTACTGGATCATTTGCAAATTTACAATTACCTAATAATGGTAGGTTAGATTTTGGAGCAAATTTTGACCAATATATAAGGGGATATGATAATACGATAATTGTAGATGGTGATAATTCCATCTTTCTTTACGCAGATACTTGTGTAGTACTTACCTCGGATGTTGTTAAAAATAATGCTGGGGGTGATGGTGGGTTATTAGCATGGACTGGAAGTATTTCTATCACAGGAAGTGGTAATACTCAAGCCCCAAAAACACTTACAATTGAGGGGGATATAAGTGCAAGTGGAAATTTATTTATCTCTGCTTCCGAAGATTCTAGTATTCCTAATATAGCCTTATATGATACTTCCTCAGGTCAAGTTTTTTATACTGCTTCTAGTGCAATAGGAGGAGGAGGAACAGATCCAAAATATCAAGTTTATGAAACAGGATCTGGAGGTAATTCTTATACTAGTTCTATAGTCCCTTCATCAGGTGTAAATTTTGTAGGACAACAATACTCAGTTATCTCTGGTGGAAGTGGAAGTTCATCAACTATGAGTTTACTCTCAGTAATAGGTGGTGGGGCAAATAATAGAATTGATTGTGCTAACATTTATAGTACTATAGGGGGAGGAAGTGAAAATTGTATTGGAGAATATTCTTGTAATAGTACTATAGGGGGAGGAGCTAAAAATACTATTGTTTCTGGAGATCTTTCTAGTATTTGTAATAATACTATAGCAGGAGGATGTAATAATGAGATAAGTTTAAATATAAATAATTCTGGAATTTTAGGAGGGATAGGAAATAAAGCTCAACATCAAAACACCTTTATATTAGGTTCAAATCTAACCTCATCTCAAGCTGACACAACTTATACACAAAATATTATAGCAACAGGATCATTAATAGTAACGGATAATGCAGGAGGAGCTGGTTTTGAAGTAGGTGAATTTGCAGTAACTGTTCAAGGAGATAATGTATTTTCTATTGGACAATTAGGCACTCAAGATATTTCGATGGGAGGTTTTGGAGGTAATATGGAAATTAATTCCCCAATTACAGCTTCAAGCGATATAAGTGCAAGTGGAAATTTATTTGCCTCTGCCTCAGATGGTGCAGGTATTAATCATATAACTCTATATAATACTTCATCAGGTCAATTCTTTTATACTGCTTCTAGTGCAATAGGGACAAACCCAAAATATCTAGTTTATGAAACTGGATCAGGTACAGATAGTATTAAACCTTCACATGGAAATGGAAATATATCTTCAGGTACTCGTAGTACGATAGCAGGAGGGATAAATAACCAATCAACTCAAACTAATACATTTGTAGGAGGTGGAGAAGAAAACTGTGCATTACAAAACAAATCCGCGGTATTAGGAGGAGAAAAAAATAAAGCATGTCAAGGTTATACAGTTGCTGGAGGTGGATATTTAAATACCGCTAATGGTTGTCTTTCAGGAGTTTGGAGTGGATGTGTTAATACTGCTGGAGGAAATAGCAGTGCTATATTAGGAGGTAGAAATAATGAAGCTAGTGGGGATTGTAGTGTTGTAGTAGGAGGTCAATTAAACTGCGCCCAAAAAACACATGATTTTGTTGGGGGTGGATGTTGCAATAAAACAGCAGGTACTGGAGTATCAAAATTTAATTCTATCTTAGGTGGAGAACTTAATGAAATTTTAGATGCTTTAGCAAATTCTACATCATATTCAACTATTGGAGGAGGTGAATGTAACCAACTAGACGCAGATCATGCTATAATAGGTGGAGGACGTAACAATACCCTAACTTCATCTTCAGCTTGTGGTGGTATTTTAGGTGGAGAATTTAACAAACTTCAACATGATAAATCATTTATTATAGGATCAAATCTTACTTCTAGTGCAGCTTGTACTACTTTTATGAATAATTCAGTCGTGGAAGGAAACATAAGTTCAAGTGGGACAGGTTCTTTTACCCATGTTCAATTACCAAATCAAGGTACAATTCAATTTGATGGAACTCCTGGAAGTGATGATCAATATATCTATGGACAAGATAATTATATTAAAATTGAAGGGGATAACGAAGTTTATATATATGCTGATGATTTTATTAAATTAGATACCGTAGTATTAAAAACCAGATCCAATGGTCTTACTTTTGCATATACAGGTTCATTATACATGACCTCAAGTATTGGTAATAAGGCTTTAATAGATGTTGAAGGTCCAGTTACAGCTTCCCATTTTGTAGGTGATGGCTCCCAATTATCTAATATTCAAAGACCTATCTCAAACTCAGTTTCAACTAATATAACAGCCAGTAATTCAAATGCAGGATATTATTTTAGAACTGGGGGAAATATAACATGCTCAATACAAGCCAATGCAACTGTACCTTGTGATATAGGATCTGAATTTGATTTTTTCCAAACATCTTCTGCTGGAAATATGCTTTTCTTATCAGGGTCAGGTGTTACTTTAAACACTAAAGGTGGATTTACAAAATTAGATGGACAATTTGCGGGTGCTACTCTTAAAAAAGTAGGCACTGATGAATGGGATTTAGTAGGAGATTTAAACTCATAATATGGGAATTGCAGGAATAAGTTTTGGGGTATCTAGTAATACCATTAACACTCCTTCTCCTGTTTTAGGAGTAGAAGAACAATTTGGTACTGGACTTAGTACTAGTTATGATTATGGTCCTTACAGTTTTTGGTATGATTATAATGTATGGCATGGTTTATATCTAGTCTCAGAAATAGGAGCTAGCAGAAAACAAATCACTGGATTTGATGCCTATTTGGATAATAATGGTCAAACCCTAATGGATGGTGTTATATTAAAAATGTGCCATACAACAGAAACCACACTTCCCTCAACATTAAAATCAGATCTTTCAGTTTCATCAGGAACATTTGAATTTAGTGATAGAATTACTACTCTTCCCTTAACAGACATTACAATTACAGGTACAGATGATTGGAAAAGTTTTGATTTTACTACTAACTTTGAATATAATGGGATAGATAATGTAATAATAACATTAGAAAACCAAGGTGGAGATTGGGAAACCTCAGGAGCTAAATTTAGGTATACTTCTGTAGGTTCGGATAAAAGTTGGTATTTAACCCAAGATAACCCAGGACCCTCAGACTACCCTAATACTCCTTCTTTGGGTACTGAAACAACCAATAGACCTAACATAAAATTAAAATATTAAAAAAATGGATCTTAATTTAGTCATAACAGAAATTGAAAACACAGGAGCAACTGTATTAGAAGCAACAGATACCCCTACTCTACTTTCAATTGCAGCTACATCTACAGATTATAACAATTTTAAACAAATATTGTTAATAGTAGAAACAAATTGCCTTCCCGATTATCCTACTATGCATACCGTAACTTATGCAGCTAACTTATGTAAATTTTCTTTACAAGTACAAGCTTTAACTTAAATAACCTACTTATGAGTTGGACTTATAATGGAGAGGAAATAACAGAATATTCTCAATTTCCCAAAAACACATTTGGGTTTATTTATAGAATCACACACTTACCTACTGAAAAATCCTATATAGGTAAAAAAGTACTTATACATAATCGTAAAGTAAAAGTAACTAAAAAAGACTTACTAGTGTATGAAGGTGTGCAGGGTCGAAAACCCACCCACAAACGTGTTAGCAAAGAATCAGATTGGAAAACCTACTATGGTTCAAATAAACTTTTAAAAGAAGATCTTGAAAAACATTCTAAAGAAGAATTTGAAAGGCATATAATTAAACTAGCCCCAAGCAAAAAACTACTTACATATTATGAAACTCAAATGCAATTTATGTATCAAGTTTTAGAAAAACCCGAATTATATTATAATGATAACATTTTAGGAAAGTTTTTCACAAAAGATTTTGAGTATAGATAAAAGGTTATTATATTATACCGCATGGTAAATGAACTATTAGTTAACCTAGTTAACAAGGTTTTAGGAACAAGTAAAAGGACAGCAAGAGGTAATCAATCTTATCACTGTCCCTTTTGCAATCACCATAAACCAAAACTAGAAATTAACTTTACAGAAAATAAAAAAGGACATAATCCTTGGCATTGTTGGGTTTGTGGTAAAAAAGGTAAAACTATAAAAGGTTTATTTAAATTACTAAAAACACCATCTGATAAATTTATAGAATTAAGTAAATTAGTTAAAACAGGTAGTCAAGTAGAAGAGGTTATAGTAGAGAATAAAGTTGTATTACCCAAAGAATTTAAACCAATATTAAGCACCCCAGGCTTTACAGCTAGAAGAGCATATAATTATCTTAAAAATAGAAATATTTCAGATGATGATATGATAAAATATAATTTAGGTTATTGTGATTTTGGAAGATATAAAAATATGGTTATTATACCATCCTATGACCAAAATGGTGAATTAAATTATTTTACAGGCAGGTCATTTGAAAAAGACCCATTTATAAAATATAGAAACCCAGAATGTTCAAGAGACATAATACCATTTGAATTATTCGTAAACTGGGGTTCACCTTTAGTACTATGTGAAGGCCCATTTGATGCAATGGCAATAAAACGAAATGCTATACCTTTATTAGGTAAAAACATGCAATCTAGCTTATTAAAAAGAATAGTTGAATCAACGGTTAAAAAGATTTATTTAGCATTAGATACTGATGCAATGAAACAAGCATTAAAACATTGTGAATATTTATTAAACCAAGGTAAAGAAGTTTATCTTGTAGAATTAGACGGAAAAGATCCAAGTGAAATGGGATTCTCTCAATTTACTAAACTAATTCAAAACACTGAACCAATAGATGAATTTGGTCTAATGGAAAAGAAAATCTCATTAATATGAGTAAAAGAAATATAAAGAAAAAGTACAACCGCATACTTGAAATATCTGAAGATGCAAAACAAATAACCTTACCAGATTCGAGGTATTATAGACGAAATGGTAAATATTATCCTTCCATAACTTATGTTTTAAGTTATTATCCAAAAGGTAAATTTTTTCAAGACTGGCTTAAAAAAGTAGGATACTCAGCTGATTATATTGTTAAAAAAGCAGCAGAAGAAGGAACTCAAGTACATGAAATGTGCGAAGATTATTTAAATGGTAAAGAATTAAATTTTTTATCATCAAATGGTAACCCCCAATATAACCCAGATGTATGGCAAATGTTTTTAAGATTTGTTGATTTTTGGGAAGAATATAATCCAACATTACTAGAAGCTGAAGTCCATCTATTCTCAGATGAACTTAAAGTAGCAGGTACCTGCGATTTAGTATGTGAAATAGATGATGAACTATGGATTATAGATTTTAAAACATCAAACCATTTACAAACGACTTACGA